GGTCAACAAACTACCAAGACCCGCTCCGGCGGGTTTTTTTATACCTGGAGAAAGGTAATGACCCAGACATCCCGCCTCGTCATTGAGCTGGACAGCCGAGACGCTGAGAAAAAGGCGGAAGATGTTCGTGATGCGCTCGGCGCCCTTGAGGATGCCGGACTGCGCATCAAGCCCGCCATGGACAAGGCCAGCGATGGCCTCGACAAGCTGACGGACTCCGGGAAGGGTGCCGAGGCTTCAGCAGGGCGCACCGGTAAGGCCTGGTCAGAAGCCGTAGGTGGCATCAGTCGCGATACGCAGCTGATCGTCAAAGAGCTGCAGGCGCTCAACGCCAAGCAGGACGCCACCGCCAAGGCCATGGAGTCGATGGGTCGGTCTATCTCCGGCGCATCCAGTTCGTTCACCGCGGCTGCCTCGACGCTGTCGACGTACCGTGTGCAGACCGATACGGCTGCACAGGCTCAGGAAAAGCTGGCAGAGGCGACGAAAAAGGCAACCAAGTCAGTTGACAACGAGCGCGCCGAACTGGAACAGCTGCTCGGCCAGATTGACCCAGTCACTCGTCGTCTCGGGGAGCTTGATAAGCAAGAACAGGAGCTGGCCAAGCATCGTAATGCCGCCGGCAGTAAGCTCGACAAAGCCACCTATGACGAGTATCAGGCCAAGATCAACGCAACCCGCGCTGGCCTGACAAGGTTCGATGACTCACTGACCCGCACCGGCAACACCGCCAAGCAGACGGCAGCAGCCCTGCGCGGCGTGCCGGCGCAGTTCACTGACATCGCGGTGTCGCTCCAGGGTGGCCAGAACCCGCTGACCGTGTTCCTGCAGCAAGGCGGTCAGCTCAAGGATATGTTCGGCGGCGCTGGGCCGGCGGCCAAGGCATTGGGTGGCTACATCCTCGGCCTGGTCAACCCGTTCACCGTGGCAGCCGCGGCGGTCGGTACGCTGGGCCTGGCCTACTATCAGGGCTCTCAAGAGGCGGACGCCTTCCGGCAGGCGATCATCACCACCGGCAACGCCTCCGGCACGTCGTCGCTGGCGTTGGCCGGCATGGCAACCACCATCAGCGCAACTGTCGGCACGACCGGAAAGGCGGCCGAGACGCTGGCCTTGATGGCATCGAACGGCAAGATTGCCAGTTCCAGCTTTGAGCAGATCGCCACGGCCGCCATCGGCTTTGAGCAGGTCACCGGCAAGGCGGTATCGGCGACTGTCGCTGAGTTCGCTTCCCTGGCAGAAGATCCAGTCAAGGCGCTGGCCACGCTCAACGAAAAATACAACTTCCTCACCGCGTCGGTATACGAGCAGGTGCGCGCAGCCCAAGAAATGGGCGAGAAGGAAGCGGCGGCGACAATTGCCCAAGATGCCTACGCGAAGGCGCTGGAAGCTCGAACCAAGACCATCAAGGAGAGCCTTGGCACCATCGAAACCGCTTGGAATGCGATAACTGGCGCAGCGAAAAGCGGCTGGGATGCCATGCTCGGTGTCGGTCGTCAGCAGTCGCTCGACGAACAAATCGCCAATACCAAGCAGCTGCTTGAGGATCGCAAGACAAGCTTCGCGGCAAAAATGTTCCCCGATACGCTGGGCGAAGGCAGCGATTCGACCCGGTTCCTGCAGACGCGCCTCAACCTCCTTGAAAAGCAGAAGTTGCTGCTCGCCGATCAGGGCAAGGCTGAAGGCGAGAAGGCCAGGATTCAGCGCGAGGGGCAGAAGGCTTACGAGGACTTCCAGAAGGGCGTCGAGGCGGCCGGCAGTCGCGAGCAGAAGCTGAACAAGGCCCTGCTCGAAGATCAGCAGCGCATCAATGCGGCACGGGCGGCTGGCTACACGATCACCCAGGCCGACGCTGATGCGTCCGAAAAGGCCATTCGCGACAAGTTCAAAGAGCCCAAGGCAGCGGCGACCAAGGCTTACACCGAAGACGCCGGCATGAAAGTTCTGGCTGCGGCGCGGCAGACCAATGCTGTGCTCACCCAGCAACTCGCATCGATCAATGGCCAAGGCATCGCCACGGAGAAGGTCGGGGCTCAGGCCCAGGCGCTGATCAAGTGGGAGCAGCAGCTTGCTGATATCAAGAGCAAGAAAACGCTCACCGCCGACCAGAAGTCATTGCTGGCCAGCCAGGATCTGATCACCGCACAGCTGAAGAAGAATGCCGGCCTTGAGCGTGAGGCCGAGATTCAGAAGGGCATCAAGCAGGCGAACGACGACCAGGTCAAGCTGCTGACCCTCACCGGTCAGCTGCGCGAGGCGAACCGACTGAAGTCGGGCTTGGATGATGCTGCGCAAATGGCGGAGTACGAGCGCCAGGGCAACACCGAAGCCGCCAAGCGACTGGAAACGCTGATCAAGATCCGCGACATCAATCTCAACGCCGCGCAGAAGCCCGGGACCATTGAGGGAGTCACCAAGGCGCCGACCGCTACCGGCCTTGACCCATCTGTAGGCGGGGCTGACAGCGAGATCACTCGACTGAATGAAGAGTCGGCCCGGCTGGATCAGTGGAGGGCTACCGAGCTTGAAAAGCAAAAAGCCTACCTCGACCTCAAGGCGATCAACGAAGAGACCTATGCCGAGCGCGTAGCCAACATCAACAACCAGGCGGCCGAGAATCGGGCCAAGATCGAGCAGGCCAAAAACACGGCGATCATCAACCAGTCGTCGAGCTTTTTCGGGATCATGGCTACGCTGAGCCAGTCTGGGCACAGCAAGCTGGCAGCGATCGGGAAGGCAGCGGCCATGGCTCAGGCCACGATCGACGGCTACCTGGCCATTCAGAAAGCGCTCGCAGCATTCCCTCCACCGTTCAACTTCATCGCCGCTGGCGTGGTGGGAATCGCCACGGCGGCCAACGTTGCCAATATTGCCGGCGTCGGCTTCTCCGATGGCGGCTATACCGGCGCCGGCGGCGTGAACGATCCAGCGGGCACCGTCCACAAGGGCGAGATCGTCTGGTCGCAAGCCGACATTCGCAAGTTTGGTGGTGTGGCTTCGGTGGAGGCGCTGCGCAATGGCAACGTGTCGGCTGGTCGCTCAGCGTCCGGCGTAAGCGGTTCGTCGTCGGCGGCCAGCAATGGCGTTCCGGCGCCTGAGCGTCCGCTTACGTTCAATCTGATCGAGGATGCCAGCCGAGCAGGGCAGATGAATCGCAGACAGCTCACCGAGCAGGATGTGGTCGACATCTACGTGGCCAACATCCGCGGCGAGAAAGAAATGCACCAAGTAAACCAAGAGAAGTACGGCTTGCAGTCACAAGGTGTCTAATGCGTTAACATAGGGTCTCTTCAGAGGGACTGAATGGAGCCCCAATGAGCAACCCCATCAACATCGCCTACGCCTCAGTCGGAAACGACCTGTTCGTCGATACGATCGAGGCGACCTGCTCCGCGTGGGGGGCGCCGATCCTCATCTGCTCCGGCTACGAGGATCGCGTCTGCGGGACAGAGGACGGGCGCACGCTCGTCTTTTTGAAGATGGCGGTGGAAGAGGCCCTGCCCGTGCAGGACAACAGCGGCTACCAGAACCTGAACATTGCCTTGGATAACACCGACGGCAAGGTGCAGGCGGCCATCGAGCAGGCGCGCGCAGCATCGGCGCGCATCGTGCTGACGAAGCGCCGATACCTCGAAAGCAACCTGTCCTACCCGGCAGAGCGCTATCGGCTGACGGTGCTTAACCGGCAGTACGCCAATGACGTGGCCACGCTGACGTGCGGCATGTTCGACCTGCTGGGAACGGCTTTCCCACGCAACAAGCTGAATTCCTCTGTCGCGCCCGGACTGATCTTCATATGAAGAACATTGCGGATTATCTGTCGGCACCTTACCGGGACGGCGCACGCGGGCCGCTGGCTTTCGACTGCTATGGCCTGGTCAACGCCGTGCGGCACGAAGTGTTCGGCCTGCCGCTGCTGCCATCGCTGGGCGGTGTCGGCCGGTCCAAATTGCGCGAGAACACCAAGGCCTACCGAGCGATCAGCGCCGGCCTGGAAGAGTGTCTGCCAGAGCCTGGGGCCATTGCCTCGGCGCTGATTGGCGACTTCCTGGATCACGTCGGCGTGGTCGTGTACCTGGATGGACAGCTGAAGGTGCTCGACACCAACCCGGGCGGCCCCCGCATTCGCACCGTGCGCGACTTCGAGGCACGCTATCAACGAGTGGTGTACTACCGATGACTGTAGAATTTTTCCCCAACAAAATGGCTGACGCGCAGCCGTTGGCCACGTTCACGACTGACCGTCGCATGACCTTGGAAGAGTGGCTGCTTGAGCAAACCCCGCTGTACAAGCGTGGCGAGGCTCAGCCGGTCAGTATCGCCATCAACGGCGAAATGATCGAGGCGCGTCTGTGGCACAAGGTCAAGTTCCGGCCAGCCGATCATGTGCAGATCTGGAACGAGCCGAAAGGTTCCGACCCGTTCACGATCACCGCTCTGCTGATCGTTGCCGCATTTGCCGCGACGAAGCTGCTCATGCCCAAGATGCCCGGGATGCCGTCCAACACTGGCGTCGCCCAAGGCAGCCCGCTTGATGAAGCCAGCGCCAAGGGCAACAAGGTCAAGCTCGGCGAGCTGATCCGCAACATCGCCGGGCATCAGAAGGTTTACCCGTCGTACCTGGCCGAGCCGCGCACCTGGTTTGCCGCGCCGCGCGAAA